GTTCTGGCAAGTCCATTACCAATAGCATGGATGATAACAGAGCCAAATATAGCAATCACTATTCCTGCTGGCACTCCAGTGGCTGCAGTCTTGCCGATATCTATCTCAGATATTCAGTCCTATGAACTAGAGGTTAAAGGCGGAAGACCAGAGTATGAAGACAGTTCTTGGAATGACAGGATGAGAGCTAGGGGCGATGCAAGTCAGAAAATGAACTCTGGTGGACAGTGGACTCATTTTTATAGAGACGCTATAGACCACAACGGAGACCCAATGGGCAGCCATGAGGCAAAAAAGGTAATCATGAAGGTGGTTAACAATGCCAAAAATTAAGTTTATATCAAATAGGTCCTGGCTTTCAAAAGAATCTCCATCATCACCAGAACCTATCTCCCGCAGTTTACCAGAATGGTACAAGGAAGCAGACAGGTTCTATAAGGCTCCAAATGGAACAACCTACGTTGGCCCAGACGGAGGAAAGATTCCAACCTGGAAGGCCTGCCCAGCCATATATGATATTTTTATTACTGGATATACCTATAGAACTCCATGCGACATAGAGTTCTTTCTTGACCAAAATAATCAAATTTCTGCAAAGGTATTAGACCCAAAGTATGCAGACTTTATTCAGTTTAGAGATCCAATGCCACAGTTTGAGCATCCAAGAGGGTACTACAAAAAGCATTTTGCATGGTATCCAGATTGGGCCGTTGCCACTCCAAATGGATATAGCGTACTATACTCTCAACCGTTTGGAAGGTTCGATCTACCATTTCTAACTACCAGTGGCATAGTAGATAACGATAAGGTAAATCTACCAGGAACTTTCCCATTCTTTATTGAAGATGGCTGGACTGGGGTTATTCCAGCAGGTACGCCATATGCTCAGATGATTCCATTTAAGCGAGAAGACTGGCAGTCTGACTATGAGTTTATTCCTGGCCAGGACTTAATGAAGAGAAATATGGATAATTCAAAAAAGTATAGGGTGCCAAATGGTGGGGTATACTTAAAGGATGTCTGGGAAAGACGCAAATATGAATAACAGGAGAGTTCTACAATGCAAGAGTCAGTAAATAACCGTAATGTCGATAGAGTTTCGATAACCCCATCTGGATTCTTTGGGTCATCTGCTAGCAACATAATTGCCCTAGAAGACTTCATGACAGAGCATGAGATAGTGACTCTGAATAATTTTATTAGGTCTAATGAAAACTGGGACCATACAGAAACTCACTATAATGAAAATGGCACAGTAATCTATGATGCTGGATATTGGTACAATAGAGTAGCCACATACCCTACAATTCAGCAAACAGATCCAGAAATTCCTGTGATTATTGAGGGTATGGTCGCTAGGCTAAAGGTAGAGGTAGACAAGTTCTTTGGTGTAGATGCCCTTCCAACTAGCCCAGCGATGGTTAGGTGGCTTCCTGGACAGCTTCAGATGCCACATGCCGACAAGGAGCTGCACACTGGTCCAGATGCTGGCAAGCCAAACGATTTCCCATATTATGACATTGCTGGTTTGTTCTACATCAATGACGACTATGAAGGTGGAGAGCTTTACTTCCCTAACCAAGACATCAAGTTTAAGCCAAAGGCTGGTGCAGCCTACTTCTTCCCAGGAGACATGAACTATATCCACGGGGTAACAGAAATCAAGTCTGGTATTAGATATACCGTTCCATTTTTCTGGACAATCTTGTCACATAAAGACAAAAATGCAGATGTGCTATAATCTTATAGGAGAGTAATCTATGGCAAATTTAGAAAACAAGAAAAGGATAACAGATGACATTGTCGTCTATGAAAATTTCCTCACACAAGAAGAGTCAGCAAAAATCATCAAAGTTCTTGACCGTGTAGCTGAAAACGGAACTATTACCTGGATGCCAATCTCATTTTATGAATCTTACTCTTCTGTGCTACCACAAGACGGCGATGCAGAAATCTCAGAAGAGGGATTGCCAGAGGATATCTTCTCACAGATTAAGGCTGGAATAATCAAGGCCGTAGCATCCGTACACGACCTTGACCCAAGCACAGTAGTTCAGATTGGTTATCACACACAAAAGTGGGAACCAGGTGCTTTTGCAAGAATACACTCAGATAATACAGATGAGCATGGCAACTCTGGCCCATTCGCTAGAAGCAGATATGCAGCATTTTTATACCTAAATGATGACTTTGTGGGCGGAACCCTAAGATTTCCAAAGCAAGATGTAGAACTAGCTCCAAAGGTAGGGATGCTCGCTGCTTTTGATGGCGGATTCAACAATATGCACGAAGTCAGCCTGATTGAGTCTGGAGTCAGATACACCATTGGATCTTTCTGGGACGACAGAGAGGAAGATGCTTATCCACAAGAGGTAAGAGACGCATGGGCAGAAGAAATGAAGAAGATCAGAGACCAGCAGGCCCTTGAAAAAGAAGAATGGCAAAACCTTTTGAAAGATGGGTACAAGATAGACCCAGACGGAAACAAGTACAAGCTTGGTGATGAGTAAATTGTCTCTAGTTTTTATGGAAAAAGAGTTTCGTGACGCAGGATTTACGACAGAGACACTGCTTGACGAGATTCTAATTGTCCGTAATTTTATGAGCGAAGAAGAGTTCTCTGAAATCTGGAGTGTTATCGATAATACCCCAGAAGAGGATTGGTTCATTCACTATAGAGAGCATCTTAAGCAGTTTTGCTTAGAGAAGTTTGGCAGAGACGATGTTGAAAATTTAGTTGCCGAGGGTAAGTATGAAATTACCGTAGGTTGGGACGATAAAAACTTAGATCTAAATGGTACACCTTTAGCGAAAAGCCTTCAGTCTAAGTTTCACAATCTTCTGTCAGAGGCAGATTCGGAATTGCAGCTAGCTGGCTTTGCGACTCTTCAGAGAATGCAGGAGGGCGTAGAGCTAAAGGCTCATACTGACCAGCACACAGACCCATCTATTAGATACGCTGCAATACTCTATCTGAATGACGACTACGTTGACGGTACTCTATTTTTTGCGAACAAGGGGGTGGAGGTAAGGCCTAGGCCAAGAGACCTTCTGCTGTTTCCTGGAAACGAAGAGTATGAGCATGGGGTTAGACATGTCGGAAAGGGCCCAACACGATACGTAGTAGTAGGTTTTGTAAAGGTAAAAGGTTTTTACGAAAACAACAAGTACTGATAGTCTTTTTAATGTTAAAAATATGTTAAAATTGACCTAGTCTTTATAACAGGAGGAATAATGAATAAAGAAGTTTTGTATGACAAGGTGTTTTATTACACAGATGTTATTGAAAATCCACAGCAGCTAGTAGCAGATCTAGAAGAGATCACAGAGTGGGGAGAGTGGATGGCTTGTAGTGGAGAGCACTATGTCTATGGTACAGACAAGACTATCATTCCTTCGTCTGGAGCACCATTCGATGGCGCAGCAGTAAATGATAAGATTTATAATATCATTAATGATGCCTTCCAGGCAGTTGCAAAAGACTATGCCGAGGCCCACGGTAACTTTGATGAGCCAAAGCTATTTCCAGCTATGCCAGTAAAGAAGTACATGGCAGGAACCTCAATGGGTGCACACTTTGACCAGCAAGAGGGAGATGAAAGACTAAAGTATTCTCTAGTTATGTATCTAAACGATGACTATGAGGGTGGCCAGATTTCATTTACAATCAGAGATCCTAATGGTGCCATAACGGGCACTACTCCACACGCTGATCTTGATCTTGCAGATCCATCCTCGTATACTTTTGCGGTAAAGCCAAAAGCTGGAAGCATCATTATCTTCCCACCATCACCACCATATCACCACACTGCACATCTAGTAAAGAGTGGATATAAGTACATGGTTCCTCAGCACTGGATTCACTAAGAAAGCTATAGCGTGAAGACTGCTATAGTTACTGGTGCAAGCAAGGGCGTTGGATATGCCACTGTAAAGCTTCTGTCCGAAAATGGTTATCGTGTTATTGCTGTATCTAGAAATTTGTCAAACCTGGCTGCGCTAGAGTCAGAAAATGTAGAGCTTTATCAGCTAGACGTTACAAGTCAAAGTCAGATAGAGGCATTTTTTGAAAAGTATAAAGACATATCTTTAGACCTTCTTGTAAATAATGCTGGCGGTGGTTCTGGACCAACTCACCTTATTCATGAAACAATGAATAACTTTAGGATCGCTTATGATATTAATGTATCTGGCCCAATGTACATCTCACAGCTTTTTGTGCCCTGCCTAAAAAGATCAGAATCTCCAACAATCATATTTGTTACATCCCTATCTGGCAAAATTCCATACAGGGGTGGAGGAAACTACACAAATGCAAAGCGTGGAGAAATGGCTCTGATCGATACAATGAGGATGGAGTTTCCAGAATATGGAATTAAGGTCACTGAGATTTGTCCAGGAACCATAGATACTCAGCTAGAAAGAAAAGACTCTGCTATAACTGCAGAAGACATGGCTGAGTCTATTAGGTGGGTAGCCTCTTTGCCAAAACACTTTAATGTCAATCACCTAGAGGTAAGTCATATCTTTAATAGCAAGTTTAGATAAGACACTTATTGAATTAAAACAAACCTTGTATGGTAAACTATAGGTGGTGAATAATGTCTATATCTTCTAACCTATACGCAGAAAAGGTCTTTTCTGAGCATCCAGTTGCCCTGTGGTCGCTTGACGACCCAGCAGACTATGTGTCATTGCTAGCAGATTCAGATAGGGATATGGAAACCTGGTCAATTTCTGACGGAACATACTCTGGGCTTGCAGCGGAAGTGCTAGACGAGCCATTTCAAGAAAGTCCAGTATTCCTTATATCTGGAGATGTTCCCTCTGGACCTAGAGGTACTACAGTTTGCATAAGCCGAAACCTTGTGCCGTTTCAAAGCCTAAACTCAGATCTAGCAACATTCGCCATTGGAGGATACTTCTATTTTGATAATATCTTTGTTAGAAGTGTCGAGATTGGCTATGAGTATGATGATTTTGTTACAAACACTACAGTGCAAAAACTAAAGTCTTTTTCAACAGGAGTATCTAATAAGTGGGTTTTTGTATCTGAAACCTTTAATATTCCAGACGACGAAGCCGAGCTAAGGCTAGTTGTAAAAATAAACTATATTAATGGAAGCAATAACACAGAGGACTATAGATTTTACATCAACGGTATCTCTTTCGGACAATGGTGCGAAGAGTTTAACGCAACATCCCTGGGCACTGTTCCAGAAGAGGTAGACCCATCAATAGATACATCGATTGCATTTGGTCAAGCATTTGGAGTAAAGGCACTATCTTATGGATTGCAAGATGCCCACGGGTACTACCTGACAAAAAATCAATCTCTTCTAGCAAAAAACTCCTCTATTCCATTAGTTTACGGGGCATCTGGAATTACATCAATTATTCCAGGTGATGAGGGGTACCCTTCTCTTATTCTTCCAGCACAGGGGTTCTTGAATGAGTCTGGCAAGTATGGAACATATACTTTAGAGTTCTGGATGAGGCTGGTTTCTGATACCAAGACTCCAAAAAGAATAGTTGGTCCTATAGCATCTCACGATGGAATATATGTAAATGGGCCAATGATTACTCTTAAGATTGGTAACAATATTGGTCATCACTTTGTTGGAGAGTGGGGCAGGCCAATGCTAATTGATTTAAGAATTGTAGAGAATCAGTCCACACTACTACTTAATGGAGAAGAGGTAATTTCCTTAAGCTTTCTAACAAGCAATGAATCTTTTCCAAGCCTCCTAAACGAATCGGGGAAGAGTCAGGACTGGCTGGGCTTCTATTGCTATGAAGACACAAGGCCATTTGAGATTGACTGTGTTGGTATCTATACATATCAGATATCTGAAACAGTAGCTAAAAGAAGGTTTGTCTATGGTCAGGGAGTCGAATTTCCAGAAAATATTAATACCGCTTATAGTGGTACATCAGCCCTGGTAGACTACTCTTTTGCAGAGTACTCAAATAGCTACAACTTCCCAACTTCTGGATCCTGGAATACGGGAACGCTAGATAATATGGTGGTATCTAAGAATGTCATGTCTTCTCCAGAATACCCAACCCCAACTGTCTTTTTTGACTCCCTGGCAGTAACTGAGGCTGACTGGCTTGCCGATCTAAACACTGCTCAGAACGAATCAGACTACTTTATAAGACTAAGGCCAAATCAAGACTGGGGCTCTATAAATGGGTATTTGCTGTTAGAATCAGTTGGTCAAAATGTTCAAGACATAGCTGGAATATTCGGAACATATAAAAGAACCAGTGATAATTCCGAAGAAGAAATATTGTTTGAGCTTAGGAATCCATCTACACAGGATAGCCTAACAGTCTCAATTTCTAACTCTGGCATATTCTATAAGTCTAAGTATTTGGGGCAAACAGAGGTAAACTATGAAGCATTTGGAAATTCTGTTGGAGAAATCTTCTCTGTTGGTATTAGTGTAAAAGATTTTTCTAACTACTTTGGATCTAATGCCAGCAAGGTCCTTGGCTCGCTAGACGATCTTTCTCTGTATATTGGAGGTAGCCCAGAGCTTGACAAAACGTTCAGTGGAAAGATATACTCTTTCTCAATTTGTAATCAAAGAAATTTTAGCAAAACAAAAGATCTGTTTGACAGCAGGGGTGTCCCACTTCAGTATGAAAACATCTTTGAGCTTTACAATCAGGCGATAGAGTATGACGGAGGTACTTCTCCAAGCGCTACTGGTGGCTACTATAACTCGGAGGGCGACTTTGTTAGGATGCCACAGTCCTACTGGGACTACTTTATTGATGGAGGATCTCCAACATCATTCATAGATACCATGCTTAGGTCGCATTTGCCTAGCTATCAGGTTATTCCTAAAAAAGAGTTTAACAATTTTTATATTTCTGTAGCAACTGACTCATACTGGGAAGACTACGTGCCATTAACTTACTTTGCAAAATATGTAACCGATAATCTTGGAGACCAGCATTATAGCCTAGATTTCTTGCAGTTTAATATTAACTACCCAGCACCATCTAAGTTTATTGAGGAAGAGTCCACCAGCTCTTGGACCTACGCCGAGCTGAATGATCAGTATTCCAATCCAATACAGAGAAACTATGAAACTTTGGCAAACCAGCTATTCACTGGATACGATAACTATCAAGATCTAAAAAACAAGGTAGTAAAGCAGTATAAGTATGACACAGAGTCAAACAAGCTAAGATCTTACATCTCTTTCCAGTACCTAGAGTCAGGTGCAAATGCACCATATACAAACTTTTCTAGCGTAGAGCTAGCCCCTAAAAACGGAGTTATCCAGCCAGGCGACAACTGGATGAATGCCAAGTATGAGGTAGTAGACGGTGTAATCATTTATCCACCATCTGGGGTAGATGTAACAGACTTAGCAATAGTAATTCATGTAGAGCTTAAGAATACCGATATAAAGCTAAATCCGATAAAGGTTAAGTCTATAGAGATAGCTGGTCAATCATTAAATGCAGACTCGTCAAATAAGGTTGGCACTAGGCTTGGCGTACCAATGTTTCCATATAGAAAGTCTGGACTGTACTTTGACTATAAGGCAAAGAATCCATACTCTATATATAAAAAGAGTAGTCCATACCTATATCTAACTAGGAATAGCGGGATAGAACTAAGAGGCGATCACAGTCCGAATGTCGAACGTGGCATATCTATACCAATGAATTCGTCTAAGTCTCCAAACTATAAGATATCTGCAATGCAAACTATGATTAGATATGATCAAGATTTCTTTCCATACGACCCAGTTGAAATTTTTGAAATTCAGGGAAGGTCGTTGCATTTAAAGTTTTTCCTAGTTGCCACACATCCCAGTGGTCAGCGAGCTAGGATCTATGCCATGAATGCTGTAACTGGAAGACTAGAAAACAGTCTTGCGTTTTACTTAAACGGCAAATTGGTAAAAGATCCCACAATTACAATAAAGGAGTGGGCATTCCTTGGAATCAGCTTCTCAAACAATCTACTAGACCTAAACCTTTATGTAGGTGCAATAAGAATAACTGGACCATTAATGTTTAACAACATATCTTACTATGAGTCAACGACACTACAGGAAATCCTTGAAACTTTAAACAGGGTATGGTTTCAAGTGAAGCAAGAGGATTTGGTAGATCTAGAATGGCAGTTCTGGGAAGAGGTTGGAGTTTGGAATGATGTTCTAGTTCTAGGATCATCCGCTATTTATGGAGCCAACCCATCAGATATTTATAAGTCATATGTTGGAAC